TGGAATCCGATGTTTCTATCGTCTCTTTCGACAAATCACTGACTGAATTTGTCACCAGCGACATCGCCTTTCCACCGATTGCAGCCATTGCACCAAATCCAAGACCGCCGGTGAGAGTGGTTTTCAGATTATTTGCATATCCCTGGCATGATCTCATAATGGATGAAAAGTTTTTGTCCTGCGCTGATAATATTGCTTTTACACTATACGACTCTGCCATCCTCTCACTCCTCTCTATCCAGCAGTTTGGTTATTCCAGCAAATCTGGATGGTTTCCTTCGATTCTTCATCTTTCTCAGTTCTTTATCAAAATCAAAGAACTGCCGGAATCTCTTGTAAACTGGTTTGGTCTTGCCTTTGCCGGCTTTCTTTTCTGCCTTTACCGCAAAATTCAAAAATGCCTGACGATGTTCATGTAAACTCTCGTCAAGCATCCGAAGCTCTAAAGCCTCCATCATAAGTTCATATTCCGCCAATGTCAGCTGATCCACCTGTTTAAATGACGTGAAGCCAAAATACCGGAAGCAATTCCTTGCTACGGTCTTATATAGGTCTTCTTCTACAGCTCCTGAGCCTTCTTCTTCGCCATCTGTTCTTCGTACTCTTTCAAGATCTCTTTCACTGCTTTCTTGGTAGCATTTGCTTTCGATAAAAAATCTTTTGTTTTCTCCATGAGTTCATCGATGTCTACCTCTTCCGAATCAATGTAAGAATCTAACATTGCCTTTGTTACTCTTGGATTCTCTCCCTTATTTGCCAAATCTAACAGATCTACCAGCGCGTTCGGTTCCTGGTCAACCACAACACTAGCGATCAGATACCTTGCTCCTATTTCTTTTGTGGTTCCCGGCATTCCCTGAACCGGAACTACAGTAAGCTTATTTGCTTCTCTTAAGAATCCCATTCCAAATTTAAACTGATATACTGTTCCGTTGATTGTAAGTTCCATCATATTTTTTATCTCCCTTCTGTGCGATGTCGCACATCAAAAAAGAGGACAATTCTTCTCGCCCTCTTAAGCTCCTGTCTTCTGAGTGTCTGCAAATACATATGCTGCTACTTCCTGCTGTTCTGCAGTAACCGTTGCATAGCCATCTACGCCTTTTCCTTCCAGTCCAAATGTCAACGATAACTCAACATTATCCTCTGCATTGGATGTCTTATCAATTTCCGTAAGATATCCCTGGAAGTATTTTGCTTTAAACTTATTGCTCGAACTTGCCTGTGGCTCTGCCAGATTTACTTCCCAGATTTCCATCTTTTCATCATCATCAAGTGCTGCTTCAAGTTCATCAATGAATTTATCTCCTTTTTTTAAAAGACTGGAAGCTGTGATTTCCACCTCTGCTGTCCCTGGAGTACGCACCGTTCCATCTTTTGTTGCTGTTGTATCAGCATCTTTTGACTTGGTACGCTCATTCTCGGTTGTAAATGCAAGTGCCTTTGCATCATGATCTTTCTCCGTACTCAGGATGCGGTACAGATATACGATCTTTTTTCCTGCTACTGCTTCTGCAAATAACTGCAGTCCAAATAACTTTCTGTTCTTCACTATTGTCATCTCCTAACTAAATTTAAATGCCACTTCTAGGATTCCCATAAGAAGCGGCTGTTTCGTTGTATTATCCGGCAGGATTCTCTGTGTCGGTCTCTGCATATTCCAGGCATAGTGCGCTGTACGTTCGATAGACCTGCAGATGTTTTTGATATCTGCTAAGATACCTGATACCGTTCCTCTCTGCCGTATATTATCATGCCAGACTTTCAACGTTAGATTAGTCTCGCCGATAATCTCATTCTTTGTAGCCTGATCACTCTCGGAGCAATCCGCCAGGTAAACAAAAGGATACGGCGTGTCCTCCGGCGGTAAAACCGTGTCATGCACACCAACTCCCGTATCCTTATATTTTTCTTTCAATGCCATCAAAACGGCGCTGAACAATTCCTGCTGTGGATCCATCTTATCACCTCACAAGCTCCTTCATATCTGCCTTGAATTTTTCCTTCTGTTCTTCAAATGCCGGACGTATATGTGGCTTCCCTTTCATGAATCTTGTTCCATATTCCTGATAAGCTGCATATTCCGCTGTTGATTCAACCTCTGCAGTCATGCCACCATCTGTAATTTCCAAAAAAATTACATCATGCAAGTGTCCGCTATCTATCGGTGCCTCTTTTTGAGCTTTTTTCTGCATCGCTGATCCATTTTTCTTTACTGCACTCTTAACAGCAGACAGATCCATGTTCTTAGTCAGTTTAGCTTCCAACTTTTCAAAGCCTATCAGCTTTACTCCCATCACACCACCTCCGACGCAACATATACCTGCTTCGTCCGAAGCTTCCTGCTGAAATCTACACCGTATGTTTTATTCCCTACGCGAATCCTGTCAAACGGCTTGTCATAATGATTCTGCAAGTGAATGGTAAGGCTGCCTTCCTTAATCCCGGAATAGACAAGCATCATCGTATTCGTACCGGTATCCATGACTGAGGCAAACTTCATATCTTCCGATATCGTGTCTTCCCCGTAATTACCGGTAGCCGGATCATACTCTCCAGGGGTGAGTTTCTGGAAGTATATAGGTGTGTCATATCTCATAGGAATCTCACCTTACCTTTCTTTGATTCTTTCTGATCATCCAGATATGCCCGGATGTCATCCATATATCCCGCAAAATCATTCTCCGACCAAGAAAGACTTTCTCCCTCAACACTGTGAGAGGAAAGCCCTTCCGAACCGATTCTGTTGAACCGTATGATTGACACATCCAGGATGATATAATTCATCTCTTCCGGAGGTTCCAATCCCCCGAGAAGAAAGCGCAGTCTTTGTTCGGTGGCCTTTAAAATCAGCAGTAATTTATTTTCTAAGGCTCCGTCTATTTCTTCCGGCAGTCCCAACAAGGCTTTCAGATCTTCAATCATACGATCCTCCTATTCTGCCGGCTCTTTATTTTCGGGTTCCTTCTTTCCGGCTTTTGGTGGTTTTTCATCGACATCTGTATTGGTCACATTATCCTGATCCTCTTCTACCAGTTCGATCAGCGGAGTGCGCTGTTTGTTGTTACTGCCGGCCAGCTCCTCGATTCTTTCTTTGCTGACATCTACTCCTTCACGAGGGAAGATATCTCCCTCGTTATAGGAATGATCGTTATCATGGAGATCAATAAAATGCTTGATTACCTTATACATACTTTTTTACCTCCTATGCTCCCGGATTGACAGTTACAGCTACATCACCAGAGCGAACAGCTTTGTAGTTCTGATCACATTCAACCAGCGTGATATGGTGAGTTGCTGTTGAAGCAATCTCTGATTCACCGTCCCACTTAGACCAGTTCTTAACATCCATGCCGTAAGTTACTGCTGTTGCAGCTGCAGCATCTTTGTACTTCCAGCAGTTTCTCATTGACATCAGCTGCTCTTTCACTGTCAGCTTTGTGGTTCCTGCTTCTGATCCAGCCTCTGACGTTACATTTAACGATCCTAATGTCTGTGTATCAGATTCTCCTACAGAGATGTAAGCAATCGCATCCAAATACTCGCAGAACAGACGTAAGCCCATGATTGCGTAATTATCGGAAATCATACGGCTGTATGTTCCCTCTGAGTGGAATCCAATAAATCCTGTCTCTGAATCCGTTGTGAATTCAAGTCCAGCTTTGGCAAAATCTGAATCTCCCGGATCAACATAATATGCGATCATGTTGTTGAGCGGTGTTGCAATTACAACATTCTGCGGAACCTCAGAAGTAACAAATACAACATCCGCTCCGAGGAAATTTGTCAGATACTTGAAGCCGAATGCAGTCTGCAGTGTAATATCTGCTGCACCGAGATACTTGTACACATCCAGAGTGTTTACCCAAACAGCTACTCCGGTTGCCGTTCTCTTCATCTTCTGGAACTTAGCCACAACCTTTCCGATCGCCATTGCAACAGCCATCTGCCAAGTTGTTTCGTGTCCTGTAAGAGATCCGGCTTTTAACTGTGCGTAGAATTTATCAGTCACTACATTCTGCAGATCGGACTTGAACTCATCATCCGTATCCTGTACTGCCGCCTCATAACCTTTTTCCGAAATGGCTTCAAGAGATACGCCTTTACGATATTTTTCAATCTTGATCGTATCAAAAGGCTTTTCTTCTACTGTGTATCTGGACATCGGGATTTCTTCGCCTTCTCCAACATCTCCTGACTGCAGTTCACCTTTTACCGTTTTGGTCTTTAATACCGAATTGTTTTCCTTCCTGATCATTCTGGTAATTCCCAGAATATCTAACAGTGCCTTCAGGTTCTTACCAAAGGATGTGACAAAGTCAATCTCTCTGGCTTTTACCTGGACCTGCACTTCTCCTGTCAGGTTATTCGGTGCTGCAAATACCTGCAGACCTAATCTTCTAATATCATGCATGTTTCATACTTCCTTTCTTACTGAAATAATGTAATATTCTCAGCAATCAGTTTCTGTCTTTCCGACGGATTCTTCACTGCTAAGATCTGTTCTTTTGTCATTGATGGTTTATCTCCACCGTTACCGGCTTTTGGAGGTTTTCCCTTTAAGGCATCTTTCACTGCTTTCTGGACAGCTTCTTTGTACATAGTAGAAAAGGTTTCCACTGCCGCCTTGGTTCCATCTGCATCTTCTGCTACAAGATTCATAACCAGTTCATCTGGAATGTTGATATCCTCATCTGCCAGCATCTTGCGAGCTTCTTTCGCCATGTCCGATCTGGCATTCTGGCGCTGCATTTCTTTTAGAGCATCCTCCGCTTTCTTCGCCCTGTAGTTTGCTTTTTCCTCGTTGGTCATCTGAGCGAGCTTTTCCGCTTCTGATACCTTGTCATCCGTCAGCGTCTTCCATTTGGTCTGTGCATTTGTCACAGCCGTATTAACTGCCTTCTGGACACGCCGGTCGAACTCTGACTGATTGCCTTCCAGTGCCAAAAACTCATCAAATGACATTGTTGTGTTACCGCTATTTCCAGGATTTCCCCCAGCTCCAGCACCGTCTCCTTCTCCGGATCCACCGCCGTCTCCTCCAGGCTCTGTAAATAACTGCAGGTTACTCATTGGAATTCTCCAGTGATTATTCATGTGTTTCATCTTATCTATCCTTTCCGCCCCGCCCCATTCATTTAAGCCCAGGTCGTTGCATCTTGAATGTGTAGTTTAACGACATCCCGGTCACATTAAGTTACATGATCCGGACATACTCCGGAAACTCCTCGGCAATCATGCAGATGCCAATGAAAAAGGAATCCACCAGAGTTTTTGACTTCTCCGATAGATTCCCATACTTTATATCCACCCTTCCGGGAGATATCTCATATTCAATTTTATCGTCTGTCAGATCCTTTATGGACTTGATCAGTGTCAGTGCAAGTGCTGTTACACCGGCACAGACGATATCTGATCCGGAAACAGCATAATTTGCATGTCCGGATATCTTTATTTCATCCTTGCGGACAGTTACTTCAATCAAGGCATCCCACCTCCTGAAATGTGGCAAAGATTTTCGATGATTGAATTGCTAACCAATCCACCATTTCTTCATTTTGCGCCCAAGCGGATATCATATTCGAGTTTGCAGATAAGCCGCTCTCTTCCAAATATGCATGTATAATTTCATGTCTCAGCACACGGTTCATATGTCGTTTTCTTCCTTCATCCGTAAAATCTTTATCCTTGTTTTTTAAAATATAAATTTCTCTATTACATCGATTAAACAAACCATCTGCATATTCTCCCACGCCTTTCAATCGCTCCGGATACTCG